TGCAATGTCCGGTAATTCTGTAATGATTGATGACACCGGAGTTATCGAAGGAAACGTCGATGATACCGCTGCTATTCCAACTTCGTAACATATTGATCTGGGTAGGCAACTACCCAGATCAGCTTTTGCATAACTTGATTGAGGGGCTTCGGCTCTTTGATTTTTCTTTGAACCTTTATGATAGGAGACAGAAATGGCATTTATATCAGCCGATCTGACTAACATGGGTTCGTATAATGGCTTTAATCATTGGCGTTATGATACTCTGGAAGCTTCCACAGCAGTGGATGCGGCTGGATATTTTAATAACTCTGCTGACGACCAGATCTTTCAGGTTGGCGACTTAATTTATACCGTTGATTGGACAACTGCTGTCCGCACCGGTACAATAGCCGGGATGGGCTTGCATATAGTTAATGCTGTCGCATCTGGTGCTGTCGATCTATCTGATAATGTTCTGAATGCCACTTATGCGGATTCAGATTAAGTAGTTTAACGTGAAGTGCGGGTTTTCCTTCGTTTGGTCTCCTCCTACGGAGGGAAACCCGTATTTTCATTTTTCTAAGGAGAAAGAATGATAAAGGCGAAGGCACATAGATTAAACAAACCAGAAGATGGTAATTTTGGCAAAGTATGGAATTATATTTGTGACCAGCATGAAATAAAAGAATGCTTTAAAGAAGGGTTTTTTAACACACTGGGGGGAAACCTCATGGCGGGAGATGTGGTACGGATGATTGAAATCCGACAAAACCGTATTCTTTCTCTATGCGAAGGAATTATATTAGAAGTAACAAAAAATCAAACAGGGTATCAGGTAGAGTTTCATCCTTTAAGTGAAGCAATTAAAAGATTCCCCCAAGGGAAAGTAGTTAAAGAAACGTCTGCGGCAGAACCCGCACCAGAATTTATTTCCGGTACGGGATCAGTAGAATGGAATTTGGGTAGGCGAACATACGTGATTATCGCTGACGGAAAACCTGTTTGCGAAATAGAAAACAAGGCAGAAGCCCATGCTGTTGCACGGGGGGATAAACCAATACCTGTTACGGCTTAAAAGGAGTACTGTATGCCTAGTGAAACCGACGTAGCAAACGTCGCATTACGATTGGTTGGGGGTACTAGGATAACCTCTTTTACTCAAGCCACTCCGAATGCAAATGCTATTAATGATATCTATTCGGAAATACGAGATACCCTTCTTGAGTATCCGTGGAATTTTGCTACCCAAAGAGTTGAGTTAGCTAAACTAACCACTGCTCCTAGTTTTGGGTACGATCACGCATATGCCCTTCCGGCAGATTGGATATATACTATTTCTGTCCATGACAACGACGGGGGATATGGAACAATTGATTACAGGGCAGAACAAGTAGCAAATCAAAAGGTTCTTTCAACTAGTCACTCCTCAGTTTATATAACTTATGTAAAGAGGGAAACAGATCCTAACCTTATGCCAGCATCTTTTCGAATGGCATTATCTTCCGCATTAGCCAGAAACTTAGCAATCACAATTGCAAATTCAAACGTTCTTGAAGATCAACTTTCTGCAAGAGCAGAAAAAGACTTATCAAAAGCAAAATCTATAGATGCTTTAGGATCGTTTCCAGAACCACGTCCTCGTGGATCATGGGCAACTTCTAGAAATGGATTTCAATAATGCCTAAAGTTCACCCTATAACACCTTCTATGAATACGGGGGAACTAACCCCCCGCCTAGCTGCTAGAGTAGATTTCAACAAATACCCTAGTGGGTTAGCAACAATGGAAAACCTTGTTCCGCTCCCAGAAGGTGGGGCTATGCGCCGTGCGGGAACTAGATATATTGCCGCAACTAAAACGGGTGCTACTATAAAATCCCGCCTCAAGAAATTCGAATTTTCTACTTCGCAAAATTACATTCTGGAAATGGGAAATTACTACGTAAGGTTTTTTAGAAACCAAGGGCAAATCTATGTCCCTAATATTACGGCTTCAATTACTAATGGAACATTCCCATCTGGTATAAGTAGCTGGACTGATAGATCAGGAAGTGGGTCGTCAATTTCCCACGATTCTACTAATGATAGGTTAAATCTTATTTCCAATGGAACAACTAATGCTAGTGCGGAACAGGTTGTTACAAATTCTTCCGCAATCGAACACGTTCTCCAATTTCAGGTGATCGGCGCACCGGGAGATTACGCTTTTTTCCGAGTTGGAACATCGTCAACAGGAACACAAATAGTCAACGATTTTATAGCTGAAGTTGGCTACCATTGCTATTCTTTTACGGCTACTGCGGCAAATTTTTACATCCAATTTTTAAATGAATTAGGAAAGACAGTCCAGATAGACAATGTAGTTTTATTAGACGACGCTCCTGTAGAATTAGTTACTCCTTATGCCGAAGCTGATTTATACGAAGTTGAAGGCCCACAATCAGCCGATATATTATATATGTTTCATGTATCCTATCCCACATACAGATTAGAACGGCGTGGGCATACTACATGGTCACTTATAGAAGTCCCGTGGCAAGATGGCCCGTGGCTTAGTACAAACGATACTACGACTACGTTAACCGCTAGTGCGGCGACAGGATTAGGAGTTACTATTACCGCTTCTTCTATAGTTGGAATTAATGGTGGGTCTGGTTTTCTATCTACGGATATAGGTAGATCAATACGAATAACGGATGAAACAACTATTAACTGGGGATGGGGAGTTATTACGGCTGTTGGAGGAACAACCAGTGTTACCGTTGATGCGGAGAGAACCTTTTCGGTCACTACCGCAGAGGCAGATTGGAGATTAGGGTCTTGGTCAGGTACTACTGGTTATCCTTCTACGGGCGCTTTTTTTGAACAACGATTATACGCCGCTGGAAATACAGATCAACCTCAAACTTTCTGGGCTTCTCAAACAGGAAATTTCGAAAGTCATTCTCCGGATAGTGATCCTACGGTTGGCCTCTTTGACGGAACAGTTCAAGATGACGATGCGTTAGATTTTACTATTTCGGCAGATAATGTCAACGCTATACGATGGATGTCGGCTGGAGAAGATACTTTATCAATTGGCACAACGGGCGGAGAATGGGTTCCATCTTCTACTGGCGCAGTTATTACTCCGTCTGATGTTACAGTTAGACGCCAAACAACACACGGATCAGCACAAGTTGTTCCTGTAAGGGTGGATAATATAGTATTGTTTGTCCAAAGAGCAAAACGAAAAATAAGAGAGTTTGGGTTTACTTTCGAAACTGACGGCTATAGAGCATTTGATATGACTAGGTTAGCCCAACATATTACAACAGGCGGAATTGTAGAAATGGATCATGCAGAAGAACCCGATTCACAAGTTTGGGTTGTTCGGGCCGATGGTCAACTCCCTGCAATGACATTTCGAAGACAAGAAGATGTTGTTGGATGGTCAAGACATATTCTTGGCGGGGCTTTCGGGGCAGGAGATTCCGTCGTTGAAAGCGTTGCTGTAGTAGCGGGAGCTAACGGAGCAGGGCAGCATCACGACTCTACAAGCCGAGATGAAGTTTGGATTCAGGTTAAAAGAACTATTAACTCTGCAACAGTTCGTTATATAGAAATGTTTGAAAGAGATTACGAAGATACCCATGATGCGAAAGACGCTGTATATAGCGATTCATGTATTACTTATAGTGGTGGGTCTACATCTACTATTACCGGCCTTAGTCATTTAGAGGGGCAAACGGTTAAAGTGTGGTCAAATTCTGCTGTACAGGCAGATAAAGTAGTTTCTAGCGGTAGCATTACTTTAGATAATGCCGCTACTAAAGTACAAATTGGGTTAAGTTTTACACACAAATTAAAGACCTTAAAAATAGAAGGCGGGAATAAAGCGGGAACTTCTGTAGGAAAAACAAAAAGATTTAACGGGGTTACATTTGTTCTTCTCAATAGCCACACTATAGAATACGGGCCAAGTTCTGACTCGCTTACTAAAAACGATTTAAGAGAAGTTTCTGATCTTATGGATTCAGGGACACCTCTATTTACAGGTGAACTATTCGTAGAATTCGATGGTAACTGGGAATCAGACCCAAGAATTTATATAGAGAGCGACGATCCCGCTCCGTTTACTATTTTGGCAATAGCACCTGAAGTTAAGATTAATGCTTTAATATAAAAGGTTAAAGGGGTACAATATGCAAAGATACGCAGATTGGCCTGATAGGCTTATTGATTTTATAGCTATTCGAGATAGTTCTCCTTTACAATGGGGGGCTACAGATTGTTCCTTATTCGCCAGTGATGCTATAAATGCAATGAACGGTTCCGACCCTGCATATTGGTTTAGGGGGAAATACACAACTAAAAAACAAGCGTTTAAATTATTAAAACAATTTGGTGGCGGTGGTCTCCCAGAAACAACAGAGAAAATTATGAAAGATATGCACTACCCAGAAATTTCCCCTGATGAAGCTAATTCCGGTGATTTAGTTTTAATTAATGTAGCAAATGTACACCCCGATGCTTTTGGTCTAACATCTGCAATTATGGCTAGTCCAGAAGTAGCTATCGCACAAGGTAAAGATGGTTTAGTATATGTAGATAACCCCGATATAGAAAGGGCATGGGCAATATGATGTCTCCTAAAAGTGTTTTAAATTGGCCTGTTGTTACAGGGTGTTTTAGAATTTCTGCTGGATGCAATAGTTGTCCGTCTTATTGGGAATACTTCGAAGAAGGCAAAGATTATACTCCTGTTGTTCACGAAGATATTTTACAAGACCCTTTAATGAACCCAGAGCCTTCTACTTATGAAGTTGCGTTTGGATCAGATCTTTTTCATAATGATGTATCGTTAGAATTCCAAAGAAAAGTTTTTGAGGTAATGAATAAAGCACATTGGCATTATTTTTCTGTAGGAACAAAGAGAATTGCCAGAACCGCTATGTTACATTTTAATTTTGAATGGACAGAAAATATACAGTTGACTGTAGGCATTGAATCAGGGGAATACGATTGGAGACTAGATATTCTAAAAGGGATACCAGCGAAAAAGAAGGCAGTATCAATCGTCCCCATCCTTGGGCCATTTGATAGTGACATAGATTTTACGGGTATAGATATAGTAGGGGTTGCCCCAGAGACTTGGGGATACAAACGCCCGCATAATCCTAAATGGATTGAACACATTAAACGCAGATGCTTGGAGCAGGAAATCACTGTTTCCGATAGCACTATTTTATATTCACACGAAGGTAATAAAACTCATGCTGTTAGACAAGTTTGATGTAGACGAATTATTTGAGAAAAAATGCGACTGTTTTGGGACGGCGGTAGCCGCCACTGTTGGAATGGCAGTACCGGCGGGAATGGCTACAGCAGCAAATCTGGCTTTGATCGGGACGCTTGTATCAGGGTATGGTATGCTCCAACAAGGACAAGCCGCAGGTTCACAAGCAGCTTTCCAAGCTGGTGTTGCCAATAACAATTCTATCATAGCTCAACAGCAAGCAACTCGGGCAAGACAACAAGCTAGAATTGATTCTCAAGACTATTCAAGAAACCAAAGTGACCTGATGGCATCTAGACGGGCGCTCCTTGGAACAACCGGCGGAGAAGCCGGAGCAGGTTCCGCTCTTGCTGTATCATCTGATTTTGCGGGAGAATCAAAATTAAATGCAATGAGAATAATGAATCAGGGGGATGTTAACGCAAATCGACTAGAACAGGAAGTTATGAATCAGAAATCACAAGCAGGATTATACGGTATGCAAGGGCGTCAAGCCGTTAAAAGTTCTTATTATAAAGCCGGTGGAAATCTATTCCAAACTGGAAGTAAAATTTGGGGAATGAAATAATGGTAATGCAACTACCCAGTAGAAAAGACAATAGAATAGGCAAAAACGTACAGAAAGCTCCTACTAGAGAACAAGTACAACGAGTCGGCCCTGCCAGCGACCCCGGTGCTAGAGGTGGGCCATCTAATGTACCGTTAGGCGCATTTGGCGGTGGAGAAGGAATGGCGACAGCC